AGTAGATTGGGTTCCTTATATGTTACGGTTAGGTTTTACTAGTGAAGCTGTCTACCGAGATAGCATTTTTCAAGCAGAATTTTGCTCTAGTAGAATTTATCCTACCGATGGTGGTCTGGTGTTAGGTCCGATGCCTGGAAAAGTATTGGCTAAGTTTGGTTATTATGTCCAAGCACCGAAACACGTTCCCATCAAACAACTTCTTAGAGGTAGCGCTCTAGGACTTTATAAACAATGTCATTTTATCCCTCCTATTAAAATATTTTTAGATAAAGTTTTAAATTATACTAAAGGTGAAAAAGCTTATTTTGTGAAGCAGGGGGATTGGCAGACAAAAACCGTTAAGTTGCATAATGTTACTGCACATACTCGATATGTATTGGAACAGAAGTATGGGTTCCATGAAGAGTTTGAAGATCATATGAAACGAAATCTGCCTGAATACCCATGTCATAACTCGTTGCCATATTTAACAACGTTGTTCGATATTGACACATCTGGACCTAAATGTTGGTTCACGAACGGTGCTTAAGTACTGTGGGTGCGGAGATAACCGCATAAACAAATCTCCAGCGAGAACTGGGTTAAAGAACTAATCAATATGGGTCACTATAAGAGGGAAGTCCATCCTCATTAATCTCAATAAGTGGAGCTGAATTATAGTGTAAATTCGAGATAATGTACTCGTTGCCCTTTTGAGTTTTATCAATTCTTAATTAAATCAAGTTAACAGCTATGGCTCAAATTAAATTTATTTAAATTAAACAATTATACTTGATTGTGACAAAAAATTGTTGCTGTATAGGCTTGATATACCTATACTTCTACATAGTTAAGACATACTATTTGTTTATCAGTTGTGGCGTCTTTAAACCACCGTTCATTGTATATGTAAGTGAAATGCAACGTTATTATTAAAAATATAGCCTGTCCCACGAGTTTAACTGCAGAGAAATCCTTTTAAATAGGGTGGAGTGGTGTGTAACAATCAAGCCTGAACAGCTCGAAAACGCACTTTATTTTTGCTAATGCGATGAAAGTACATAGATCTCTTAATAACTTCCTTGTAAAATTGGTTCGCCACCTTTGAATCCCGTATGCTATTTTAGCGGTGG